CGGGATTCGTAGGCGAGCCGTTCAAAAATAACATTATTTTTATGAAGCGTAGGGGCATCGGGAGGTCATGGGGAACCAATTTAGCATAACCGTAAGTGATGAAACCGCCCGAATCCTCGAATCAATGAAGGATTCGGGCTACAAAGTTAGCCAGGTCATCGACGAGGCCGTCAAAACGCTCGGCATGGCCGCGTGTGCGCGCCTCATCGCGTACCGCCGACTGATCAAGACGCTCCAGGAGGACCAGGAATGAACGGGGAAACCTGCGATCAATGCGGCCATCCCTTCACGAACTCGGCCGTCTTCATCGAACTCAATGTTGAAACGACGCATTACACGCACAGTTTCGAGTTTTGTTGCCTTCAATGCACCCAACGATGGATTGAACACCACATGAAGGAGGAGGACGAATGAGGCCAAAGTTTGCTCGTGTCGATATTCTCGGCGGTGACCGCGTGGCATGCTACGATTGTTTCAATGTCTTCGGGACTCGTTTCGCTATCCGCGGTGGCATCTATGTGCATCCATTGTGTTTCAAGTGCATAATGGAGTTGTGCGATCGTGAGAACCTGGTGATCAGTTGAAAGTTCGATGCGCGATTTGTGGCTTCGAGGGAGAAGTTGAATCGTCCAGGCTCAAACCTGCCCCGATGCTGGCGTTCTTTTGTCATCGACGGCCGCGGACGGTCACGCCCGACATTTGGATCTGTGACATTCACCGATCAGAAGTAAGGGATTAGTTCGATAGCAACGCGTACAGCCTCGAAGCCACCGACCAAACCGAGAGTGAGAAAGGAAACGAGGACATTGAGCCTCACCAATCCTTCCAGGTTTGTCTCTTTCTCCTGGCGTTGCTCCTCACGTCGCATCAACCATTCCGCGAAACGTGCGGTCCTCGTGGCTCGTGCAGCTGCAGATTCTTCGATGGCGGTTTCATCAGACATTTTGTTGCCTCTCCTTCAGTATCGACATGATCTCTTGATCGTCCGTGATGGCCACGCGTTTCAAGTGGATGATGTAGGAACACGCTTGATTTGACATGTTCACCACATGGAGTTCGTTTGTGATCAGGTGGTCAGGGTCGATGATGTTCATGGTCGTCGATTCTGTGGAACTCCCGCTCGATTGACTCCACGCGATGGCTTGAGAATGCCAGGCGTCCGAGTTCTGCATTGAAGCGGCCGTGACATCACCTTTCCACAGTTTCCCGGCCGTGAAGAGGTTGGCGTCCATGTTGTAGGCCCACACCTGGAACATGTCCACGACCCAACCAACGCCCTCCTGGGGGGACTCAAAGACCTTCTTCGATGAGTTTCCGTCCAGGATCACGCCTCGGAGGGTGTAGTGCGATCTCATCGCTTCTTCCCTCCCGCGATGCGGTGGGCTTCCTTCACGGCCCGCTTGAAGCCGTTGGCCTTCCACTTACCGTTCTTGAGTTTGTATCGAGGAGCAACCCGCTTGAACGCGGCTTTGTATTTCCGAGAGTAGGCCGTCGCCTTTCGTGACCTTGGCGCACGAGCGGCGGCGACTGCTCCCGTGGTGGTCCCCTCGACGAATCCCTGCACCAAGGCGGGCGGAAGCCCCGTAGCGGTGGCCACGGGGATCAGGAGAGCATCCGCTACATTCCGCAGTTGAGCGGCCATCGCCGCCTTCTGTCGCATGCAGTCGGGGTTAGAACACACAGTGAACACCTCACTGCTGGCTCAAAGCAAGGCTCATCGCGGCAGATTGGGTGAGGGTTTCGCTCGTGCATTCCATCACGAGGACCGTCGTGCCTTGGTTGAGTTGGTTATCGACCTGGACCAAGAGGTAAAGTTGGTCCACGCCTACAAGGTAGCCGTTGGTCCAGTGTTGGGGCATAATGTCGGCATGTTGAGAGATCGAGGTCCACAAGTTGCCCGTGGCTTGAGCGTTCGAGAGGTCGAGTCGGCCGCTCGCAACAACGCTACGATCCGTGGCATCGACGAGACCAGTTCCCGCCTTGGATTGGGTGGTGAGTTGCCAGGAGATGTTCGAGGTGGAGTTCCCCGTCGAGACTGACCAATCGGTCCCCAAGTTCTCGTAGGTTTGAACGCTGATGTTGTGAATCCTCATCACCGTCTTACCGAGCGCATCGACCACATGACCGATATCGATAGGGGTTTCAACAAATGTTCCACCTGGAGCGGTGGACGAGCCTCGAATAAAGAACGAATCCTTTGCCATGATCACAGACAAAGCGCGCAGTGCTTCTTAACAGCACCTAATCTTCCTTATGGGTGACAACGCCGCGAAGTTAGTCCCCGCGCCACCCTCCCCCGTTGCTAACCAGCCATAGGATATAGGGACTTCTGCGGGATTCGTAGGCGAGCCGTTCAAAAATAACATTATTTTTATGAAGCGTAGGGGCATCGGGAGGTCATGGGGAACCAATTTAGCATAACCGTAAGTGATGAAACCGCCCGAATCCTCGAATC